AGGCGGCGCAGACTCAACAACAAACCACGGAGGTAACGCAACCTCTGGGCTACGCAGATCATGTCCTCTATGCCCAGGCACTGTATCAGCAACCTTCCTGGGTTGTTGCAGCGGTGTTTACTTCTGGCAAGCTGGATCAGTCCCAGACGTATCTTCCCACTGCGGTACAGAGCGCCATCAATGAAATGATGATGGTACCCGACACTACATTCACCCCGGAGACCACACAATAATGCCAGGCGGTCCGTGGACACCAGCAGCACCTCCAACTCGTCCTGGTCTATACATCAACTTCATCTCGGATGCACTTGCGGCGATTACCGTAGGTGTCCGGGGAAGAGTTGCTATGATCGTCAGGGCGCAGTGGGGGCCAGCAAATCAGGTACAGGTGATTGACAGCTTTGCCGAGCTGATCAATTACTTCACAGCTGACGAATCTGGCACAAACAATGCCTACTATGCCGGACGCCAGGCTTTCATCGGTGGGGCAAGAGAGCTCCGCATGTACCGCATCATGGGGCAGGGGTCCACGAAGGCCAATGCCAATCTGGTGGATACAGCGGGTACTCCTGTACAGGCCATCAAGTTCGAGGCAAAGAACGAAGGTGTTCTCGGCAATACCTTCACGATCCAGACGCGCCCTAACCCTGGCGATGTCACCAAGACAGACATCCTACTAACGGTCGGCACGACGCTGCAAGCGGTATGGACTAGCAGTACGAGTCGTGGCGCTGTAGGACACATGAAGGACTTGGTGGCGATTGTAAACCAGGATTCGGCCAACTACTGGGTCGTTGCCACACTGATCGCAGAAGGTAACAGCATCCCGGCTACAGTGTCACTGAATCTGACAAGCGGCAGCAATGGTTCTGCACCAGTTATGCAGGACTACGTTGACCTGTTGTCCACCATTGGTCTCGAAGCAGACGATTGGGATGTCTTCACGGTAGATATCAAGAACGCCAATTTGTCTGGCATTGAAGCGACGTTGCTCACCTGGTTCAAGGACATCCGACTTGAAGGATATCGGTCGGCTATGGTACTTGGAAGCGACCTTGGTGAGTCTTCGACCACTGCTGAGGCCACTGCTTCGGGTATCAACAACGAAGGCGTCCAGTACGTCTATCCTGGCGTTATGCAGACCGACTCCCAGGGCAATGCTATCACCGTGCGAGGTGCTGCGTTTGCGGCACAGGTAGCAGGCATCCGGTCGTCGCTGCCGTTGGGCCAGGGAATGACGTACTATCCTGTACAGGAGGTAATTTCACTCGAGACCAAGTCCAAAGGTACCACGATCGACCTTCTCATCAACAACGGCGTCACGGTCATTGGTAAGGCAGGGTTGAACTACCACATCGTAAAGGGTGTGACTTGTATGGTCGTGCCTGGTTACGCGGCTGATGGTAACCCACTGCCTCAGGGCTTCAAGAAGGTTTCGATCGTCAATACGTGTGACGCCATTGCAGCGGCTATCGAGCTGGCTGCTAGAACCAACTACATCGGGAAAGTCCCCAACGACACGGATGGTCAGAATGCCATAGTTGGTGTGGTGCGCGACTTTCTGCGTGTGATGGCAGGGCAACGTGCCATCCGCAACAACTACACGGTTGCGCTCTCGCAAACCCGTGTGTCAGAAGGGGAGCGCCTATACCTTGACATTTCGATGACGGTGGTTGACACAATCGACGTTATCCTTGTCACTGTGAAGGTTGGGTCCTAGCATGGCTCTTAATCCAGATCGTACAATCAACGGCTCCTACGGTGAACTGTTCCTAGATGGTGTGTGGCAAACCCAGGTACAGCGCGTAGAGGGTCGTATCACAATCAACCGTCGTGAGGTGCGCCTTGCTGGTGCACGTCAGACTGGTTACAAGGCGACAGGTACCGCTGGTGACGGTACCATCACAGGCTTCAAAGTCACCAGCTACTTCCTGAGGACGATTGGTGCATACCAGCGTCACAGCCGTAGCCGCCAGATCCCAGCACTCATTCGCTACGAACTGGATGACCCAGAGGCGTTTGGTGCTGAGGTAGTTGAGCTGCTCGGCGTGAAGTTCTGGGAAATCCCGATCGGGTTCCAGGTTGATGAGCTGGTAGAAGAAGCTATTCCGTTCACGTTCATCAACCACAACATGCTGTCCTGCATCGACGGAGACCTGCAAGAGTGGGAATCCGAAGGTAAGGACTGCAACTAACCAAGGAGTAATAGCGGGCATGACCGATACAGTACAAGCACAAGACGTCCGTACCCCTATGCGTAGGGTGGCCCCAAGGCCGAACGAGCAGATTGAGCTTACTCCAGAGGAAGCCGAGAAGCAATACCAGGGCGAAGCGGTAGATCCTCTGGAGGAGTTACTTGCTTATGATTCGGACAAGAAGTTTACTGACGAACTGGACATGAGTCAGTACGGCTTCAAGTCTCCATGGCAAATCACGAACCTGACCGGCCCGGAACACAGCCAGCTTATCGAACGGGCTAGCCGTGTTGTAAAAAACACTGGTTCTGGAACCCTCCAGAAGCAAATGGACGGTCAAAAGTTCCAGGCATTGGTGGTGGCATACGGTGTAAAGTCACCAAATCACAGAGACTCCAAGATCATGCGGAAATACAACATGCGTACAACGCAGGAAGACCGCCTGATTCTGGAGATCTACAAGAACCAGCCTGGGCTTCTGTTGCATGTGTCTAACGCAGTGTTGGAACTGAGCGGTTTCCACGAAGACCTTGTGGAGGTCGCCAAAAGCGCTGATTGAGACGCACCCGGAGACCAACCTGCTGTCTAGGATCTTCATTGAAACGGGTAGATTCCCACATGAGATCTACGACCTGCCGCGTGGTGAGCGTGCGCTCATCTATGCTGCCATGATCACTGGCGCTAAGTTCAAGGGTGGCGGTGAAGCAGGTTCTCCGAAGAACATAAAAACGATGTTGTCTAGGATTCGTGCAGCGAAAGGATTGACTGGTGGCAGTTCGTAGGGTTGTAGCTGCTATTGACGTTGTTATCAATGGACAGCGAAACCTTGACCGCTTGGCTCAGGGGTACCTGGCGGTAGAACGTGCCACCATCAATGCCATAAACAACATCAACCGCATGGCTAGTGCGACTACTACGTCGTCCAGAGCCATGACGGGTATGGCTTCTGCGCTGCGCAATACTGGTACAGCGTTCAACTCTATGGTTAACAGCGTTGTCAAGGGTAGGGAAGCGCTGGATACGCATAGTAAGTCCACTCGTGGCCTGACAGATAACATTCTGTCCCTAACAAAGTCCATGGTCTTGTTCTCTGTATTGCTGCCTCTTGTGCAGTTACCACAGAGAGCAATTGAATCATTGTCGGAGTTTGTCAAGGTAGGTGCCGAGTGGCAGGACCAGATGCGTGTCGCGAACACACTTCTGAGACAGAACGAGCAGCAATTCGAAGCTACCAACGTAGCAGTCCAGAAGTTGTCTATCCAATACAATGTCTCGACGCAGTCTATGCGTGAGCTGTTTACGACTGCGGCATCTAGCGTATCTGCTATCAAAGTCAATACACAGGCCCTGAACGACATGGGCCAAGCTGCGTACGATGCTAGTGTTGCCGTCAAATTGGTAGAAGGCTCTGCGCGGCTAGCTTACGCTACTGGCACAGATGCTTCTGAGGCTACGACCACTCTGATCCAGACTATGGCTACATATGGTCTAGAGATCGAGCATGTGGCAGAAGTGTCCGACTCACTGTTTGCAATTACAGACGTAGGTACAATCCGCTTCAACCAACTAGAGCAGGTCTTGCCTCGTGTTACTGCTGCTATGGGTCCACTGATCCAGCAGTACGATACAGCAGACGGCAAGATGAAGGTGATGAACGAGTCCTTCGCAGCCTTTGCTGCAATGACTCAGGTTATGCCTGCTGAACAAGCGGCTACATCATTTGCCAACATCTTCAAAGACGTAGGCTCAATGTCGGCTGAACAACAGAGGTTGGTATCTTCCTGGGAGCGTATTAGGAAGACACAGGGTCTAGGTGAGGAGTTGAGCCTCGACCCTACTGCCATCATGAAGAACGGCCCGATGGGGGCACTGACTCAGCTACGTAACGTCTTTGATCTGCATGGCAAGATGGTTGACCAGTACGTAGCAAATCAGCGAAAACTAGGTAATGCACAGCCAGAAGAGGCTCTACGTGGCACTGGTCAGCAGCAATTACTACAGCAGTATTTTGGTGACCTGAGGGCTGTCCGAGGCTTCCAGCTAATCACTCCAGAACTGCTGCAAAGAGCCTCGACTGCGTACTACGGTGGACTCCAGGGGGCTACTGGTCAGGGCGTAGCAGAGATGGACAAGAGTTTCAAGGCTGTACAGGGCAAGCTGGAACAAGCTTGGACAGCCATGCAAACTTCCTTGTTCAAATCTATTGAGAAGCCTCTAGTTGCTGGTGTAAACCCGATCGTCCAAATGTTCAACAATCTTTTGGACGACTCTATGTTCCAGAACTCAAGTTTCTTTGGTAAGATACGCATCATTGCCAACAGCTTGATGGATTCCTTCACTGCTTACTACAGGGGGCCAGGTAGAGCGGAGATCCAATCTGTTGGTAAGGATATTGGTGTCTTCATTGGTGACTCCATCACTTCCTTCTTCCGTGGTGGCAAAGACAACGTATTGGTAGAGGCTGGCGCGGCATTTTCAGCAGCTTTCATATCTGGTATCCAGCAAACATTCCCAGATATGCTGAAGGCTGTTCTGACCAGTGTTATTACCAGGGACGTTGTTGAAGCCATTGCTATCCGTTATGTCACCAAGGGTAAGATTCCAGACAATGCTAGTCGTGGCCTAGCGCTTGCAGTCCCAGCTATAACCACAGCAGTCAGTCAGGGTACCCAAGGTGGCGGCTTCAATAACGAGGGTGGTCCTGGTGTAGACATTGGGTCTCTAGCATTGCCTGCTGCTGGTACTCTTGTTACTAGTGTCGCAGCAGCAGCAATGTTAAAGAGATTTGGTGGTGCCAATATCTTTGGTAGCAAGGGTATCCCATTGGGTGGGTTGGGAAGTGCCCGAAGCATCAAAGATCTAGGGACAGCTTTCTCGTTGTGGGCTGCGCGTAGAGCTGGTGCTGCCGCGACAGCGGGTCCTCTTCCAGTTGCAACTACTGGTGGAGGACTTATGAAGCTTTTGGGCGGTAAGACTGGTCTTGTCGGTGCTGGTTTACAGGCAGCTATGACGATTCCTGAGTTGATGTCTGACGAATCGGAAAGGGAGAAATGGGGAGCAGTCGGCGGAACGGTAGGTAGTATTGGTGGAGGTATCCTTGGTGCCGGTATCGGTGCTGCTACTACTGGTGGTATCGGGAGTTTTCTCTTAGCTGCTGCTCTAGGCATGGGTGGTAATGCGGCTGGTAGATGGATTGGTACGTCTGCATTCGACTGGACCCATCCTGGCACTGGTAAAGCTGGCGAACCAACGACAGTGGCAGACGCTGGTGCCCCAGAGCGTACTGCCATTTCTCAGATGTTTGCACAAGGCGTAGACGATAGCCTGGCTACCTCGCTACTTACGCAGATCCGAGACATACTTTCTCATGGAAACATCAATGCTACTGTTTCAGGTGGCCCTCCTGTAAGATCAGCAGGAAGTGCACAGTCACCTGCGGCAGCTACAGGCGGAACAGGCTTAGGATCTAGTTTTGTAAACCAACTAGACACACAGCAGTTGACACCACAGCAGGCTCAAGCTGCTTGCGGTCCTGCTGCGGCAGCGTTCTTCGCCAGAGCATACGGACGTAACCCAACACTGAAGGAAGCTTATGCTCTGGTAACCCAGATCCAGGGTGGTGATCCTGCTGCGGCTGGTGTAGGTGGTACCAAGGGAGTGCAGACTATCGGTACTGCCCTGACAAAGTTGGGTGTCGGGAACGAAGTCTACCAGGGTAAAGACGTAGACTGGGGCAAACTGGCAAACAATGCTCAGGCTGGTATCCCAGGTGTCGTCAATATCGGGCCTCGTGGCAAGTTCCCAGGGCACTTCTTCCAGATTGGTGGTTGGGATCCGTCTACCAACAGATTCAATGTAGGTGTCTCTGGTACAGTTGTCTCGAAGTGGGGTGGTAAGGAGTGGATGACCCCGCAAGAGATGTCTGCATTGGGTCCTGTTATGGGAGCTGTCTACGGCACTGGCGCTCCTGGCGGCGGCACAGGGAGTGGTCCTGGAGGATCACCTGTTACAGAAGCAGACATTGCAGCCATGCAGGGGCAGGCAGGAACAGGCACAGGTCCAGGAGCTGCGGCTGGTGGCGGCACAACAATCACCATACAAAACCTAATGAACGTAGAGCGTATGGACGGTAATACCGATATCAGGTCGTTGTTGGGCCAGATGGCAGATATGTTGACCAAACTGTCTACTGGCGGTTCCGTTGTCGGTCAAACAGGATCGGTTACCCCATGACAATGAACCCTGAAACAGGTGAAGGCTTTGATGCCGTACAGGTAGGCGAGCAGGTCTACTTTGACCCCAATGCCACGGATCCTACGTATCCAGGGTCTGTTGGCCTGGAGATGCGAAAGAAGACTTACTGGCAGGGCGACGTAGAGTTCGACACCTTTGAGACAGTAGGTCCAAAGTTTGGCCCCAAGTGGCCCGATGGTACAATGCGTACTTCAGGTCTTGGAGTTGATACAGACGTCTGGGGCCTTAGTACCAAAGATCCACCACCTCCAGGGTATGCACCCTGGCTGAACAACGGAGTGCCTGGTGGTGGAACAGCTAGCGGCACCAACATCTTTGTCCCAGCCAGAAGTGCACCTAACCTAATCGAGATCAACCCCAAGCACGACTGGACTCCGTGCGTTGAGATCGATGGTTCTCCCACAATGGGGGAAGGTGCGCAGCGTAACTTCATTGATATCACGCTCCTTGGGGCATACGGTGGAGATATCAAGTTTCCCGTAATGCCAGAGGAGTTTGGCGCTGATTTTACCCATGAATATTGGACACCAAGGGTAGTTGGTCTGGGTGAGATCATCATGCCTGGCGGCCAATCAATGGAGACTATCAGCTGGGACAGCTTCTTCCCGAGTCATTACGATTCGGACTATATGTTCATCACACCAACCGAGCTAGAGGATCCCAGGTCGCTAACGGCCAGGATCATCTGGACCATGCGGTTCAAGATGAACTGTATGCTGGTGGTAGGTGGTGGCATATGGAATGATCAGGTAGTAATCACCAACTTCAATTACAGACACAAAGCTGGTGAAATCTTCGACATTTACTACACGATCTCCATGAAGAGGTACCGTGCGCCGATTGTCACCACGTCGCCTAACCCAGACTCTGAGAAGGACAGGTGGCCTAAGGATCCGCGCAAGCCTGGTGCTACCACTGATTCAGGTGTTGCTGTTGAGATCCCGGATGCAGACCCCAACCCTGCTGAAGTGCCAGTAGTGCCGGATACTCCCACTACCCCACCAACTGACCACACTGGCGGTAGAGATTCCCTTATCCACATTGAGACCACACTGGTTGTGGAAGAGCCTCTAAACCTCCAGCATGTTGATCCAAACATCGGCTACATAGATCCCAATGACCCCAATTTGCCTGACGAATATAGGCATCCTGGCGAAACACTTTCTCAGGTAATGGGCAGGGTAAACAGTAAGGGACCAAACGATATGTCTACCCTTCTGGCTCTAAACCAGTGGGTTTTGGACAATCATTATGATCCCTATACCAGTCCCCTCAAGGTTGGTAGCGGCGTGAGGTACTACAGCGAACAGCCAGTATCTGCAGCCAAGCCGACTGTTATCGATCAAGCCGTTACTGCTGTGGAAGGTGCTGCGACAGCAGTAGCTGGAGCCGCTGCTGCTGGAACTGGAGCTGTAGGGGCTGGATTGTCTACTGGTCCTGTGGGGGCTGGTGCTCAGCTTGGTCCGACAACTACTGGCTCGGCTGGTACCGACAACACAATTGGTATGCCGAAGAATACACCTTCTGAGACGCCAAGGAAGGGCATGCCGCCCAAATTCTAATGCCACTACTTAGTACGCAAACCCCAAACATCAACGACCTCAAGATAAGTGAATACAAGGTCGTGGTGGTTAGTGCTGACCTTGGCACTAGCCAGGACTTTACTGAGATTGTAACCTCAATCCAGTGGGATTACGATCTTGACCAACCTGCTGAGCATTACACTGTCACTTTTGCCCACACGCAGAACATTGCTAATCTTGTCAAGCCTGGTGACAGGATTAAGATCTATGGGTACGGTGTACGTCCGGTAGGTAGTAACCTTGAGATGACTTGGGACCTGCTCAAGAGGGCATTTATCTCCAAGACCACCTTGAGTAGTGAAGAAGGTGGTACTCTACAGGCTACTGGCTACAACGTCATGTGGTACATCATGCGTAATAAAGACTCTATTATGCTTGAGAGCGAGACGGCTAGCCAGTTCATCACGCGCACGGCTGCATACTACGGTATACCGTTGGGCACCATCATGGACACTGGTGTGCAGCTAGAGCGTGAGCCGTTCATGAACCGTACTATCTGGGACATGTGGGTCTCTGCGTTGTCCTATACCAGAGACATCAATGCTGATGCACGGTTCTTGTTGCAGGAGAATGCTGGCAAAGTAGAGCTGGTGGCGCGTACTCCACCAAGTGGCATCTGGAACTTTAATCGTGGCATGTTCGAGCCTGGGCCAGACTCCTGGAACAACAACCCTGGAAATATCTTCTCCTCGCAGAACAACTTTAGCATGGAGAACTACTCAAACGTCATCAGGGTCTACAAGGGTAGTTCTGGTGGCAGCACTGCTAATGATCTGCTAGAGGGTGGTAGTGGTGGTGGACCTAGTCTGATTTTCCAGTGGCCTGCCCAGGATGTTATAGAAGCTGGAAACGATAAAGAAGTCAACAAGTACGGCATGTTCTCAGAGTCTGTAGATCTGCAAGCACCTGGCGAGGTAGCACTCGATCTGGGTAACGACAGAGCTAATGCAGAACAGCAGGGCATGAAGCTGTACAAGAAGTTGGTGAAGTTTGAGAACACGGGTACTATCACCACCTTCAATATCAACACGGTGCGGGCTGGCGATCCTGTACATATCCGTGATGAGATTACTGGTCTGGTTGGTAAATACTACGTAAAGTCTGGCACCCACACAGTATCAGACCAAGAAGCTTCGATGTCTCTTACGGTGAACATCGAGGATGCGCTGCCTGAAGCCTACGCAGCTAGAGCACAGACGAAGGCTAGCTCTGCTGGTAGTGATCTGCTTGGTCCGGCCGTTGCTGGTAGTGGCGGGCAGACTGCTGTACCGTCTGGCCGTGAGTGGACCAAGATGTCTGGCTCGGTTAGCGTCCTTGACAGATACCAACTGGCTGTGGCTGCTGGTTTCTCACCTGTACAGACTAATGACGATGCAATCAAGATGGTTGCCATTAGCTTGTACGAATGTGGTAACTGTGACATGACCTATCCCGTCAATGGGCATGATACAGGGTTGTGGCAGATCAACGAGGTACACTGGCCGACGTATGGTGGGCCAGACGTCCTGGCAGCTCCAGCTACAAATGCCAGAGCAGCCTATGGTATCTGGAAAGGTGCTGGTGGTGGTGAAGCAGGATTCCGCCAGTGGCATGTCTATCCCAACTGGAATGGAGCAGGTGGTGGTACACCACAGGGTGAGTACAATGCCAAAGTGGAGTATGTGCGTGCTATCGTAGGTTCTGGTGCACAGAAGACTTCCCCAGATTGGCAGCCGGTCAACGTCATAGGCCAGCTACCCACGAACCACGAAGCCAATTACTCCCAGCGAGATGTTAGTGCCATTACTGGTGTGACACTCCACTACACTGCTGGTCCTGCTAGCCAGACAGCCTACCAAGTGGCTCAGTATCAGACTTCTGAAGCAGCCAGGGGACAAACTGGTAACAACACTCCATTCCCGGGTCTGGCATACACCTTCTTTGTTGAGCAAGATGGCAAGACGTCTATGGCATGGGACCTCAACGTAGCATGCTGGCACAGTGCAGCTAGCGGTAGGAACCAGACCTACGTTGGTATCTGTTACGCTGGTGACGTAGCGCCTAACGACGAGCAGATGACAGGTATGGCTAATGCTATTGGCTACTGCCAGAAGAAGATTGGTAGGAAGCTTACTGTAGAAGGCCACAAGGATGCTTATTCAACAGAGTGTCCTGGTCCACAGTGGCCTGCGTGGAAACAGACCGTGCTCAATAGGATTCCTAACTGATGACCACGATAGATGGGCCGCAGAAGTTTCTAAACCTTCTGCGTAACATTGCAGATCAAGAGGACAAGATGAATGCCCTTACGGGCACAGGGCTTGTCCTCAGAACTGGTGTTGTCCTTACTGCTTTGCCAGAGATCACGATATCTATGGATGGTGAATCATCCATGGGTGGCCCGATGATCTTTGACCATTCCAAGGGCGACTTGCTTATACCAGAGGATCTGTTCATAACAACTGGCGACACAGTTGTTATGGCACCCCTGTCCAAGAGACGTTGGGTTATCCTGTTCAAGACCCGTACCAGTGCAGACCAGATATATCGTGCTCGGTTTGGCCTGAACAACGACAGAGCTGGTGGTGAGTTTGCTGGTCTGGAAGTTATAGAGGATCCTGTAACTGGAAAAGTCACGATTAATCTGGTTGGTGGTATCACTAATGTTAGTGGCGGTACTACTAACGTCAACGGTGATAATGTTTATGTTAACAATTCGGAAATAGCCGACGACGTTATAGTCGGTCCTCCCGGACCCGCTGGTCCCGCAGGCCCTCCCGGTACTTCTGGCCCTCCCGGAAAAGACAGCACCGTGCCTGGACCTGCGGGACCTGCTGGCCCGCAAGGTAATCCTGGACCAACTGGCCTAGCTGGTCCTGCTGGAGCTACTGGACCCAAAGGCGATCTAGGCCCCAGGGGTAACGAAGGCCCAGAAGGACCTAGAGGTCCACAGGGCTTGATGGGTCCACAAGGGTTCGATGGGAAGACCGGGCCACAGGGACAGCCTGGTGCTACTGGACCCACTGGACCACAGGGGAATCCTGGACCTAAGGGGGATCCAGGACCACAAGGCGTAATGGGTACGCCAGGGGCAACATCGACTGGTGCTCACGAGGAATTTGTTCCACTTGCTGGTGATACTGTTGTTCATCTTAGTATGCCAGCTATCGTCTTGCTGTTTGTGGCCAGAGGCGGCGTGGTTCAGTCAATTGTCGATGGCAACTATATGCTGACGGACGGTGGCAACACAGTAACTTTCAGTGAGCCATTCAATGGTACCGAACGTGTTATAATCTCATATGGTGCCGCTACGATGGTTGGTGCCGACACACAATTGCGTATTTACGTACAGAACTTGATGTCGATACTAGATCCAGGTGGAGTACCGCCACCACAGGCAGCAACAGCACAAGGTCCAGCGGTAGATGCAGAACTGCGTGATTATCTCAAGGTCATCATGGCGAAACTAGATCCGGGCGGTCCACCACCACCATCGTAAGGAGAACTAATGGCTGGTTCAAAAACAGATGCATTTGAATCCAGGTTAATCGACCATCTGTTCAAAGGTGGTGCGACACCTGCCTTGACTGCATTGTCAACGGTATACGTCGCCCTCTACACGGCGGTGCCTAGTGATACTACGGCTGGTACTGAGGTAGTTGGTTCTTCTTATGTTCGACAAGCGGTTGCTGCTGCTGGATGGACACATACACCAGGATCCAATACCGTGACAAACGCTGCGGAAGTGGCATTCGCTGCTGTTACAGCCGCACCTTACACGGTCGTCGGCTGGGCTATCTGCGACGCCGCCAGCGGTGGTAACCAACTGTATTGGGGTGATTGCCCTAGCACGGCAATGAGTGTCGGTGACATCCCTCGGTTTGCTCCTGGGGCTTTGACAATAACTGAAGACTGATGGCAGAGATTCTACCTGGCAATGGTCTTCGTAGTAGCCTTGCTGCTGATCTCACATCTGGCGCTACAACGTTGCGCATTGTCACTGCTGATGCGACCAAGTGGCCTACAGGTGGTGAATACCGTGCTGTAATTTGTCAAGATCCCTCCAATGGTCCTTACGAACTGGTATATGTCACGGGTGGGCAAGGCACAGATACTTTGACTGTTACACGTGCGGTAGAGCCATACAATGGTGATCAGACTGCACGTGCTTGGTCAACTGGTGCTAGTATCTCAGCAGTTATCACACAGAATAGCCTGAAGAATGCTGCGGGTACCACGTTTCCACTAAGTCAAAACCTGACGTTTAGCCCAGACAACACGTACGACATTGGAGCAGTGGCAGCTAATCGCCCGCGCAGTATCTACGCAGCGTCTAGTGTGGTTACGCCTTCCATTGACTCTCAGGGCGTTGCGTTGACCGTCGGCCCAACGACGAATAATGTCCTGAACTTTCGTACTAACAACGTAACGCGCTGGCAGATCTCCAACACCGCCTTGCTCGCGGGTGCCGACAACACCTACGATATTGGTGCCAGCGGAGCGAACCGGCCTCGGACGATCTACGCGGCGACGAGTTTCATTGGTCCGGGCTCTATCCCTACCGGCGGTACAACAGGTCAGGTTCTCTCGAAGTCGAGTAACTCGGATTACGCCTTGACCTGGATCACGCCTGGAAGTGGTGGGATCACCCTGCCGTTGGCCCAGAACCTGACGTTCTCTCCGGACAATACCTACGACATCGGCGCAACCTCTACAACCCTGCGCCCGAGAAACATTTACGCTGCCGGCTTCTTCCAGACAGCGACCGGGATCTACACCCCGTTGTTCCAGTCAGCGTCCGGATCCCTGTCCTTTGGAACGGCGTTTGCTTCGCAGTGGCAGATCTCTACTGCGGGCCACTTCATGACGCTGACCGATAATACCTATGACATTGGGGCGTCTGGCGCGAACAGGCCGCGTGATTTCTATCTGGGCCGCAACGAGATCATCGGTGGCACTAGCCAGATCAGCGGCACGCTAGGTATTGGTGTGGCTCCGGTCACATACTCCGGCCTGATCTTCCAGCCCATCATGTCAGGAGCGAATCAGTTCGCACTGTATGCCCCACTGACATTCAGTACCACTGGAACGGGCAATAACTTTGTCTTCTACACGCTTCCGACATTTGCTGCCAGCACGCGCACTGTAGCATCAGGAGCTAGTTTCTACGCCGACTCCCCGACACTTGGCTCGGGCGTAACGGTCACCAGTATGTTCGGGTACTACGCTGCTAACCAGGGCAAGTCGGGCGTGACTAACGCTTATGGTGTCTATATAGCGGCGCAATCCGGTGCTACGACCACCAATATCGGTCTGCGCAACGAAGGTACTACGCGCTTGACTGGGCGGGTGGGGATCAACAACGACCCGTGGTCCGACAACACCCGCTACGTTGCCATCAGTGGTGTCGTCTCGATCTTCAACGGCACCATGTCCCTCGACAACGGCATGGGTGTGGGGCCGAGTACGGCCACCATGCTCAACGTTGGCGGAAACCTGACTGGTTCAGCGACCCAGAATGGCATGTACTTCAGGGTCAACGGTGATGCCACGGGAACGGCACAGATCATCGGCGTAGCAGTGCAAGTCGGCACGGCCAACGGCAGCTATACCGCTCCTCTTGTGACTGGGTTCTACGTCGACGGGCCTATCCCTGGTACTGGCACAACGATAACCAATGTGCGCGGTATCAACGTTGTGAACCAGGGTGGCACTGGAAAGACGAACGCATACGGAATCTACCTTCAGGCCACTTCTGGTGCGAGCAGTGCCAACTACAGTCTTTACAATCTGGGCAACAGCTTTTTCGGGCAGCAGGTATACATCGGAAATCTCAACCAGATCATCCGAAACCCTGTCAACAACTCGGCCTCGATCAGTATCGAGAGTGCCGACGGCTATGGGCAACTTCAGGGCAAGATTGGGACACTGGTTACATCTAACGCCTATTATGACGGCACTACCTGGCAGCGATTTACCACTGCAAACGCGGCGCTACATATCAATGTCGGGCCTACACTCAACATCTATTCCGCTCCGTCCGGGGCTAACCCGATTTCGGCGTGGACATCGATGCTAACTCTGGACGCTACAGGCAATGCAGTCTTTGGTGGCAAGGTCCAGGCAGTTGGCTTCTCGACTGGCCCAACTTTTGGTAGTGGCTGGCCTATTCCTGGTGATATCAACGTCAGCCGCGGTGGTAATCCTGTCACGGGCTACGTGTTCCTTGGTGACAGCAACCATTACGTCGGCTTTGATGGCAGCCAGTACCGTTTCTACACTAACAATCTGCTCATAGATGGTTCGCTTACGGTTACTGGCAATTACATCTATTTGCCTGATGCCAACTCTTATCTGGTAACGTCGTCCGGGTATTTCTACCTTCGTTCAGCAAACGGACTGGTCGTTCAAAATGCCGGAGGGACTGCCACTCAAATTACTTGTGGTCCTATTTCTATCAGTGGTGCGGTTCTTACAGCCACTGCTGTAGGTGGACAACAGGCAGTTATCGCGAACTCTGGTAATGGTGATCTTGTTCTGGGTGGCGGTGCTTCACATCTGTACATGCACCCAAATTTCACTGTTGGTGTTCAACAGAGCTACCCTAATTTCAACGTCTTCGGGTTTACAGGCATTTTGTGCAATGGGATCACCACCAACTCATCCCGACGTTACAAGAAGAACATTACCAAGATTACCGATGCGCTAGCTATGGTGATGGATCCAGAAGTGGAGGGAACGCATTTCCTCTACAATCCACCACAGCAAGTGGAGAAAGATGTGCCGAAGTACGGGTTGATTGCTGAGCCGTGGGAGCGCATTGCGCCAGACGTAGTCGATCATGATGCAGATGGGTTACCGCGTAGCATGGACTATCAACAAGTTACGGCGATTCTGCTCCAAGCGTTCAAGGAATATGTCACGACAGCAGATACTCGCATCTTGGAATTGGAAACACAAGTAAAAGAATTGGAGAAGAAAGCATGACGATACCTCCGGCTCCTACCACGATAGGTACCAATCCTCGGAATGCTGATGAGGTAAATGGTCTGGTTGGTACACACCTCAAGGGGTTCCTGGCTGCGAAAGCAACTATCGAGCAAGACCAGAACTTTATGGCTGCAACAGACCTGAAGGCTGCACCATACGGGTTTACAGCAGATCAGGAGACAGAGATCAAGACGGCGATTGCGCAGCTCAACACTTCACTCCAGACAGTTGACTTGACATTCATTTCTCGCATTGTGGGAATGTTCTAGAAACTGTCAACTTGAGATAGTGGCGTGCCCTTACCATCTACAGGGATACTCGGTACACCGTTCAGCACGCCTGGGGTAATTACCCCAGGATCTCCGTTTCCTGTTCTCGGTGGTCCGCGTGATCTAACTGGTGTTGCTAATGGTATTGGTGCGACAACAGCTACAGTCACAAGTAGGCGAGCTCTTACAGGAACATCTGCTGGTACTGCTACTGATGTAGGGCAGCTTACAGGGAAACGTGCACTAACTGTCTTATCTGTAGGTGTAGCCACAGATGTTGGGACGATATCTGCAAGACGGTCACTTGTAGTATCGTCCTCTGGTAAATCCACAGCAGTTGGCACAATTTCCGCTAACCGACTGTTTGCAGTATCTTCGTCTGGTAGTGCGACAACACTTGGGGAGATTTCTGCTAAGCGATTACTTGTAGTTTCTTCCTCTGGTAGTTCGACAGCATCAGGAATAATTTCTAATACCAAAGCATCACTAATAGGCATTGCTTCTGGTGTTGCTAGCGTTAGTGGTCTTATAGGGCGTAAGAGACCTCTTGTTGCTGCTAGCGCTGGTGTAGCGGTAACAACGGGTGTAATAAGCCGTGAGATAACGCTGATACCGTCTAGAGCAGTTGGTAGCGCTAGTGCTAGTGCTGTCATACGGCGCTACCGTAGTCTTGTGGCTTCTTCTGATGGAATTGCTGTAGTTTCTGTTACGGCATTACTTAGAAAGAGACCGCTGCTTGGCTTATCCGATGGTGTAGCTGTAACTAGTGGTGTAACGATCCTAAGAACGAGAGCTATAGTTGGTAATGCAAATGGAAGGGCTACGGCGTCTGTTATACCAACCAACACAGCACTAGTTCTCTGGAACGGATCTACTTTTACTAGGGCAGGCAACTATCCTATGGTATTATGGGACCAAGCGGAATTTGAACTAGTGGTGGAGGAAGGCGAGGAAAACGTGGACTACGTAGCATATAGAGACTCAACTGTCCAATTCAATCCAGTGAATATGCCATGACGAAGCAACAAGTCGCCAATGGTATGCTTAAGGATTTCCCTTGGGATGGTACAGAGCTTGCTACGCCTCTGACGTTGCCTGGTGCACTCCTTGCGCCTACCTACTTTGAGCAGCAGCAGATCGCTACACCAACTAATCCACCAGCGGGTAGCCTGAGACTATATCCAAAATCGGATGGAAAGTTTTACCAGTTGGATTCTGCTGGTAACGAGATAGTCATTAGCGGTATGTCTCAGGCCCAGAGTGATGCACGGTACTTGCGGCTTACTGGTGGAATACTCAGTGGTGCATTGTCAATCAATGCTGGTCTTTCTGTCCAGAACATTGCAGCATCTGGAAAGATCACTGCTGATGGCATAGTTGCCAACACATATAGATGGACGCCTGAAGGTGATGGGGAAACTCTGTATAAAGAGATGCCTGGCAGGTTACGTCTGTCTGGTGCACAACTGACAGTAGACCAGAACGTCAACATTGGTACCTTTGGGCAGTTTGCAGAGATCGCATCACCAGTGACTCCCAACACTGGTTTCTTGCGGCTGTATGGTAAGAGCGACCATAAGCTGTATTTGAAGGATACCAGTGGTGCAGAGAGTCCACTTCTAACACAGATCTTGGCAGATGCGCGATATGATGTGTTGGGTGCGGCAACTACTGGTGATGCATCCCATGTAGCCAACGTTGACCCACACCCTCAGTATTTGACAACAGCAGAGGGTGATGCGCGTTATGCCATTGTGTCTGGTGGTCCTGGTGGTATTTATCTGACAGATGGAATGGCAGATACCATGTACGTCCGTCAAGATGGTACTAAAACTATGACGGGTGGTCTGCGGTTTCAACCCGATAATACTGTAGACATCGGCGCATCTGGAGCAAACAGGCCTCGCACGGTGTACGCGGGTACGTCAGTAGTAGCCAACTCCGGTTCTAGCCTGACGACGATTGGCCAGACATCCGCTAGTGGCGCGTACTTCGTCGGCAGCAACTTTGGCTCGATGATCTTCGGTTCTGGCAGTACGCCGTACTTTTCGATGAGCGGT